CCGTTGTTCCAGCACCAATCCAAGACCTCTTGCTCAGTCACGCTGGCGTAAGGGATGGCAGGGGTTGCAAGCGCAAAGCTGCAAGTGGAATAGGCAGAGGCAGTGTAAGTGCCGTCTGTTGCTGTTGCCGTCCAATGTGCTGTTTGGATAAATCCATCAGCAACAAGGTAGTCGGTCTGTGTTACCTGCCAGTTGTATGTAGTCATGGTTTTCCTTTGGGTTAGATGCCTGCGGCTGCAAGGCGTTTACGTAATGATTGAATTTCAGCCACAAGGTCAGCAATAACCTCAGAGCTACTTGCTTGCATCCCTTGATAGACGGGCTTGCCATTGGCATCAACAGCGTCTTTTGTACCAGATACGCTGTTTGAATAAACTTCTTGAAACTCATGGGCTAAGAAACCTCTTGCGTGTTGATTGCCGTCTTTCCATTGGTAATCAATTGGCTTAAGCGCATCAATTCTCGAACCTGCACCAGATACTGGGCCGATAACTGTTTTGAGGCGGTAGTCTGAAGAGGTGCTGTAAACAACCGCGTTTGTGGTTGTTACTCGGCCAATATATCCAATTTGCGTTCCAGCACTGTTTGAGAATTGCTGGAAAACCGCACCGCTTGTTGTAGTGCTGTCTTGAATGTTAATTCCGTTAGTTGCGTTACCAGCAAACAAAACGCCAATTCTTGATGCTCCACCTACCGTACTCGTAGTCCCAACCAGCAAATACCCACTGGCATCCAGCGTCATTGCTTGGGTGAAGGTTATGGCGTTACCTGCTGTGCCAGAGGGGGCGTTGTACCAAGCATGAACGCTGTTATATTGTTCGTATCTTGACACTCCAACGCTTGATGCGTAGTACTTCCATCCAGCGTTGTAATAGGCATTTGCAGAAAACTCTAATTCAGTAGTATTTGAAGCTAAAGAAACTCCTTTTATTTGCAATGCCGTGTACCCATTCCAAGCACTCGGAGTAACACCCAGTCCAAGGTTACCGGAGGCGTCGAGGCGCATACGTTCAGCATAAGCGGAGCCGTTGTAGCCTTGCCAAACAAAATCTGCTGTACCTGCTGCGTTTTGAACTGCGCCAAACATGGCTTCAAAAGAGCCACCTTGCGTAAAGTTAATACCTATAAAAGATCCTGTTGCACTGCCACCATACAGGAACAAACGCGTAGACCCTCCGTTATATGAAGTTGCGCTATACGCCGCTGTGCTTGTTGATTGAAATGTTGCGGTAATTGCCGTTGCGCCGGAATTCACTTGCAACTTATAAGCAGGCGAACTTGTCCCAATACCCAAATTCCCACTGGCATCCAGAGTCATCGCCTGAGTGAAGGTAATGGCATTACCTGCTGTGCCAGAGGGGGCGTTGAACCATTGGTGAGCACCAGCAACTTGTTGATAACGACTAGCTGAAGATGTGTCTGTATTTGAATACTTCCAAGTACTTGAGCCACTGCTAATTGCGTTAGCCGTTAAATTGACTGGATAGTTGTTGGCGCTAATGGCTTGAGCCGTAATTGCGCCGCCATCACCAGCTTGAGCAATTTGAAATGCAACACCATAGCCACCTGTACTTGGAGTAACACCCAGTCCAAGGTTACCGGAGCCATCCATTGTCATGTTATTGCTTGTACCTGTTACAAATGACAAAATTGCATTTGAACCGCCGCCATAAGCCGACCCATAAACACCAACGTAAGCAGTACTATCAGAGTTTGCAAAAAATGAACGCCCTGTTGTTGATGGGCCATAAATCCAAGATGTGCCAGATGTGCCTAATTTGATGTTGCCGTTAACAGTCAACTTCTCAGAAGGCGAAGTCCCCCCAATAACCAACCCTGTGTTGGTCAGGCGCATTTGTTCGGTGTTATTGACACCAAACTGAATCGCTGTGTTTTCTTGGTTCCACAAAAGCATTCCACCCGTTGCGGATTGGATGTAGGCAGTGCCTGTGCCGCTTCTTTGGAAAGACAAATAAGTGTCAGCAGTAGCATTAAGCCGTAGCGCCTCGCTAGTTGCTCCACTGTTTACGGTCAGTTTCGTCCCATCAAACGTCAGCGCAGAACCAGTAGCCAATGCACTTGTAGAGCTTGCGTAGACAACACCGCCCGATGTGAATGGAGTAGCACCACCCAAGTTTGTACCGCCATTGGCAGTAGGTAATATGCCAGTGACTCCAGTTGTCAGGGGTAGACCTGTTAAGTTTGTTGCAACACCAGAGGCAGGAGTTCCTAAAATTGGGGCAACAAGAGTTAATGCTGTACCGTTAGATGTAGCGCCCGTAATGCCTGCCAATACGCCTGCATTGTTGTACTGAACCTGCGTAGTTGATCCACCAGCCGCGCCAGCCGTAGCCGTACCCACAATCTTTGCGTAGTCCGTGCCGTTAAAATAAACAAATGCTGTCTCGCCTACCGCAATAGAAACACCAGTCTGGCCCGATGCTTTAACTGTTACGGTGCTGCCTGTAGCAGCATTCACCACTACGTATGTACGGCTGGACGATGGGGCCGTCAGCACTTTAGCAACTGTGAGTGTTCCCGTCACCCGGATGAGGGCAAACTGCGCTGTGACAGTCCCCGCGCCTGTTAGGCTTGATACGATGTTGGTTGCGCTTGAATCGCCGTTGGTCAGCGACAGGGTAACTGCGCCGTCATTGGTCAGAGTTACAGTTCCCGCAACAGCAATATCCAGATACCTTGTGATACCGTTGTCTACCGTGTCTCCCCATGTGCCCGAGAGTTCACCCGTGACTGGAAGAGCCAAACCAAGAAGCGTTGAATATGCTGTAGTCATGTTTAAAACCTTAAGTTACAACTTCTACCCAGTTGGGGGTTTGTGCTGTTTCAATAGCGCCCCAAGCAGGCGTTTGTGAATTACCGATATTTTGCCAGTTTGCTGTCTGGCTGTCATCTATCAGTTTCCAATATACCGCAACTACATTACCAACTTGACCTGTTGCGCCCACCCCAGTCAATGCCATAATCCGTGCAGCAATCGTCATTGTGCCAACCGTGCCCGACCCGCCCACGCCTGTCAGTGCAACGCTGCGATCTGCTGTAACTGAACCTACTGCTCCATCGGCTTGATTGGACGGAAGCGGAACAATAACCCCGCCTGCTACGCCCTGTACATCTACGCCAGTTAAACCTACTGAGGCAGACTGAACAACCGTACCAACTGCGCCCGATCCCGCAACACCCGTTATTGCTACGTTCTTATCCGCGCTGACCGTACCCACCAGCCCAGAAGCCAAAACACCTGTTAGGGCCACCGTGCTTGACGGTACAACAGAACCAACACTGCCCGAACTACCAACCCCAGTCAGAGCAGCGGATACGCCTTTGACAACCGTGCCAACAGCGCCAGCACCACCAACGCCCGTCAGGGCCACCGATATTGAGATACCAACCGTGCCAACGTTACCGACTGCGGCATCCCCAGTTTCAGGGATTGACTGAGATTCAACAACCGTACCAACTGCACCTGTACCGCCAACACCCGTCAGTGCAACTGAGATAACAGGCGTGGCCGTTCCGACTGCGCCAGTAGCTACAACGCCCGTAGCGTCAAGAGTACCGCCCCAGCCATTACTTCCCCACGCGCCGTCGCCCCAGCCGAGAGACATGGCTTACCTATCAGGTGGTAGACAAGCGCAGCAAAGCGGTTGTAGTTGTGTTCGATGGCATGGTCAGTGTGAACGTACCCGCCGTAATGGTTTGAGAGCCAAACGTGTGAACCGACACCGCCTTGTTGGACTGTGTGCTGTTGTAAATCAAGACCGCATCAAATGCAGTACTCAGAGTCACAGTCGTGTACGTGATTGAGGCTGAAGGAGTCCAGTACGCTACGCCAGCCGTAGCCGAGGAGTTGGTCGCAATCGGAGCCGTTGCATTGGTCACCGCCACACCGCCAGCCGTGTAGTTTGTGCCTGTCACTTCGCCCGTTGCAGAGTACGCTGTGGTGGCTGCATTGACCGTGGCCGAAGTCAGGTACAGGGCCGCTTTGAACGTATCGGCAGCAGTCGTACCGCGTGTAGGTGCTACGCCAAAGTTATGGGTAGCTGTCATGAGTTCCCCCATAAACGAAGTAGTCATGCTTTGCGTGTTTGCCATTTTTGGCTCCTTAAATAATTGCTGCTTCGCCAACAGCGAATGTGGGGTTTCTCTTCAGGGCAACATGTGCGGAGCGATGAACAAGCTCTCCATCCAACCAATACTCTACCCATGTAGTGGATTCATTGTCATTGTCTACGAAACCTTCTTTTTTCTCAAGAAGAGAATCGTCCATCTCGCCTTTGGTAGTTGTGACCAGCATGTGAGTCCTTATGAGATGCGCACGATTGCACTGTTGGCATCGGCGGTGGGGAAAACAATTTGGAACGTGTCGTTGCTCACGGTTTTGTCCGAACCAAAGTCCAGCACCGCAACGGTTTTGTTGCCTTGTGTGGCGTTGTAAATCAGCGCAGCCCGGGCCGTGAATGTGGCGCTTGTCCAGCTTGAGTTGTTGAAACTGATGTACGCCGTAGGGATGCTGGCCGTGTTGTTGCCTGATGTCGGGCTGGTGCCGATAACCAAAGTGTTGCCGCCTGCTGTGTACCCTGTACCCGTCACTTCATTACTGGTTGTATATACAGTTGTGGTGGCATCTAACGAGGCTGCTGCTGTGTACAGCGCGATCTTGAATGTGTTTGGTGACGTTGGCCCAAAGTTGTGAACTGCTTGGAGCAGTTCAACTCTGAATGATGTTGTGGTGGTTTGCGCAATGGACATATCAAGTTACTTTTTGACGGTATTGGCCAGAACGATACGCGTCCTGACGCTCAAGTCCATCACCCAAACGTTTGGCCAACGCAACAGCTTCTTTGTACTTAGCGTCGTACAACTGCATCATGTCGGTCTCACCCTTCATGAACGTGTAGGCTTCAACCAGTGAGCCATACAACAGCACGGTGTCAAAATTGTCGCCAAGCCATGTGGTGCTGGCCGTGACAATGGATTCTGGGTAGTAGAAAAAATGAAGTTCCACGGTGTAGGTGGCATCAGGTTTTGGCCCCAGCATGAACGATAGTTCGGTACTAATTACGCTGCCGGATACTGTTGGCCCAAACAAAGCGTAGTACTTGGGAAGCCCTGTATCCGAAGCCTTGGGGTACGCCTGACGGATGAAGTTCACATCCTTGTTCAGCAAGTACTCGTAGTTGCCCGAAGCGTCAATAACCGCCAAAGAATACGTGGCTAAGTAGTCGTTGGGCGCAGAAAGGTAAGGTGTTGTTGAGGTAACCGTCCCCGTCATGTTTTTGCGCAGTGATGGAAACTGCACCATGTTGTAAATGCGCTGCTCTGCCTGTGCTACGAAGACAGGAATGTTCGCTATGAAATCGGTTTCATAGTTCTCAGTGTACGACTGAATAGCCGCGCTCAGAGCCGCGTAGTTCATGCCATCGGGCCTCTGGCCATCACGCCTTTAGTAGCGCAACCAGTTCCACGGATTTTGATGCCATCGGTCTTGACGCCTTCGTTGCCAGCAGACTTACTGATGCGGCCAATGCTCACATCCATTGAGTCCAGCTTGCTACGGTTTGCGCCTTTGCCGGGGTTCTCTTCCAAGTTCACGGGCTTGCCGCTCATGGTGTGCGGCTTAGCGTAGGCTGCTGCGGGGAGGTTGTTAATCTTGGCCATGGTATTAACCTGTCTTTTGGTTGTTTGCACGGGACATGTTGCGGCCAACGCGCATACGGTCTTCGGACGTAGGGCCACCTTTTTTAAGCTTCAAGGATGTGCCCTTGCCGCCTTTGTGTTCTTGCGCATCGTGCTGCTTGAACGCTTTTTTAATCAGGGCCTTGTCCTGTTTCAAATCTGATTTGTCCATATTAAACTCCTATCTGTACCGTTACTGTACCAACTTGTGCTGCCATTGCCAAGTAGTTTGGCGTCAGCAGATCGTCATAAGCCCGCGAACCCCCAACAGGGTTCCAACCCCATTGAATATCCCGCGAACCGCCCGTCAAACTTCCTTGTGCATTTGGCCCTGCCGTCACGTATGTCGTGTCCCGGCGAGGGTTGCGCACCGCTTGTGGATCATCCACTGGATACATACCCAACTGCAACTGCGGTTGATCTGGGTCCCAACACGCGTTGCAAACCAACAGATTGTAAATCTTTGTCTTGATGACTTCCTTCTTCAAGGCCGTCAATTTGTACTGGAAGCCGCACCTATCGCAAATGGCGATACTGTTCTTGCCAGATGCGAAGCGGTTACCCATTTACGTACCGCTTCCAATAAACATCTGTCTTGGCACAAACCGTACTGAAGCTTTCTCGCGGTCTTCATCAGAAGCCAGTTGCCAAGCCTCATCGTACTGGGCTTTCAAAACAGGTAAGCGCTCAGCCCCGCCCTCGACCTTTAGGGCCAAGTAGTAAGCTAGCCCTGCAACCATGCAAGGAATGAAACGGAAGGGCACATCCATGACGTTGACGCCCCCACCAGCATCCTGAGTGCGGCGCAGCCGCCAGTACACGAACTGATACGTCTGGGTGTTGTCGGGCGTTGGCCAAACCGTAAAAGCTGGAACCTGAGTCCAGTAAACCGTAGCGCCAATAGAGTGGGTTGCAGCTAACGTGTTTTGTTGCGCTCGACCGCAGTTGTTCAGCGTGCCTGCCGTAGAGTTTGCTGTCGGTGTAATGTACCCGTAGCTGATGACTTCGCTGTCGAGCTTAATGAACCCTGCGGCTGGCAGATTGTTCACGTTGTCGATCGAGATTGTCGTGGCTGTAGCCGAGACTGTGGACGTAACCAAAGCACCCACCGCACCGTCTTGCCCAGACATGCGCTGAACCCAGACCTGAATGGGCCGAGCTTGCTGCAACTTGTTTGGGATTGTGGCGTAGGTAGAAACACTAATACGCGTAATGGTCAGGTCTGCCTGTGTCGATGCGCTACCCGCGCCCGTGCGTATGACGTGTTCCAGCAAATCCACCGTGTCGTTGGGCAGCGCGTAGGTGTTCTGGCCTGCAACCAGCGTGATCGTCCCTTGCTCGAATGTCCACATGTTCAGGCCACGGTTGGCCCAGTCAGCAAACATCAGGTTCAAGGAACGACGCGCTGTGCGCAAGTCGTATCCGGTGCGTAGCTCTTGGCCGCAGCGCTCAAACGCCTCTTCCACGATCTCTGTCAGATCGAGGTTAAAAGATGATGCACCGGATGTGAAAGCCATTTAGATTGCTCCGCCTTGGTAGCCCATGAAGGGGTTTTGCATCTGCTGACCGCCGTAGCCGCCCATGCCGCCACCGTAACCGCCTTGCTGACCATAACCCCCCATGCCGCCACCCATGAAAGGGTTCTGCATCTGGTAGGGGTTACCGCCGCCGTAGCCGCCTTGTTGACCGCCGTAGCCTCCACGACCATCGCCAAACGGACCTCTGCCCGTACCGCCTTGCTGACCGTAGCCTCCGCGACGAGGACCGCCGTAATTGCTGCCTCGGCCCGTCTGATCCATAATTGGATATTGATTTTGGTTTGGCCCAATGCCAATAGCGCCGGGGTCTTGGCCCGGTAAAGTCCCTTTTGTCGGGTCGTTATTACCTTCGTCGAGGTTGGGGATAGTAGGTGGCCCAACATCGTACGCAGTTTCACCCTTGCTTGGGTCAAAGTAATCTCTGTAAGGTGCTGCGCCCTTTGCAGGTCTGCCCATCCCGCCCATACCACCCATGTAATCACCGTAAGCCATTATCGATACCCCGCTGTTTTTTTGGCTATGCCTTTTGGCTGCGCCACAAACTGTTTGCCTGCCGCTTTGCCTGCCCGCTTTGCTCTTGTGGTAGCTGCATACTCCGCCGGGCTCAAGCTTTTTATCGCCGCTTTGGGTAGGTATCGTTCACCCGTGTCAGACGATTTTTTACCACTTTTAGTTGTCCAATCTTGCTTGCCCCAATCTTTCAGGGATTGCTGCGGCGCTTTCATGTCAATCTCTATATCCGCCACCAGCGGCTTTGTACTTCTTGGCCACAAGCTGCGCTTTACGGGCTGACCACTGACCCGCGCCAGTGCCCTGCGTTGCTGCGGATTTTACTTGGCTTACGATCTTCTTGCGAAGCGTCGGCTTGGTGTAGTTCCCCGCAGCGTTAACCCCGCCGCCTTCAGCGTACATGTCAATGGTGTTCGGATCGTCCTTGCGTTCGATCTTCTTACCCTTAGGCATTTTGGATGGGGAGATGTCCCCCATCCCACGGCTTGCCATCATGATTTAGCAGGCTCTGCCGCCCATATTCATCTTGACCATTTTGCCCTTGGTTTTACCCTTGGATGCAATACCATCTTTGCCGCTGCCTGTGGGCACAGAGCCCATCTTGGCAGACATTGCTGAGCCGCCCTTGGACATTTTTTTCATGCCTGCGCCGTCTTTTTTCTTAGCCATCATTGCCATGAAGCCAGCGTTCATTTTGGAAGCCATAGTATCACCACCTTTTGAAAATAACGCCATACTCCCATGATTGGTTTTTGGCTTGTTTACACCTTGCACATCCGGGCGGGTTGCCCCGCCCTTCCCAAACTTTTTGCCTTTATCCGCTTCGTCAAAATCTTTTCCAACGTTTTGCGGAATTCCTACCTTCTTGGCAAATGCGGGATTATGCGCGATTGCCGCCATGAAATTATGTTGTTTCTTTGAGCTACTCGGCACCTGAACCTCCCGTTCGGCCAGTCCACCGTTTAACGGTCTCGGTTTCCCAAATGCGAATAGATGTCCACACAATCGTGAATAATGCTGCGACTGATGGAAGCATATCTGCCAATGTCCCTATTACGGTAATGATTGATAATCCATCAACCACGGATTTTACGGTTTCGGTATGGTCGGTCATGTCAGCATTTCCATCTTGCAAGAGCAGCAGCCTTGCGTGTAGGTTTACCTTTTTCATCCTTCATCGGGCCGGGCATACCGGACATCCGAGCGCAGAATGAGTCTTTGCGGGGGCCACCTTGGGGCTGTGGGGCCTTGAGGTTACTGCCCGTAGCGGCGTTGTACTTGGCCCGACCTTTAGCAGTCAAGCCAGCACCTTTGGAAATAGGCAGCTTTTCCCCACGGCCAACAGCCAGTGAGGGACCTTTTTTCTTGGGCGCTGCTTTAGCCATAGAAGACGCTCACTGCGGCTAAGTTGACCATGTACGCATACACGCCGTTTTGCGCCAACAAACCCTCACCGGGCAGCGTCTGTCCGTTGTTGTATGTATCGTTTGCTGCAACATCAAAAGTCATCAACCACCGGCCAGTTGAATACACGGCGGCTGGAGTTCCTGTGATGGTTCCAGAATTGATGTCTGTAATGGTAAAACTGTTTGCGCTTGCAGTAGCAATCACATAGTTTCCGGGGGTGGCTGAGCCGCCAGTACCAGAATCAAAGTCAATGCCAATTGTCTGTCCGGCCAATAAACCATGCGCCGTCTTAGATACGGTTATCGTAGCGCCAGAACGAGCGTAGGTAACGCTGCTAGAAACAGGGGCAGTGGTCGTATCAAAAAGCACAAACTGCCCTGCGGTTGCGGAGCCAACAAAAGCAACGGCTTTAACACGCACACGGTCAAGAACCATAAACCCGGATTGGTTTAGGTGCGCCTGTTTTACGTCGTATTGCATCGTCATAATCAATCTCCTTTAAAACAGGGGCCGAAGCCCCCAAGATCAATTAAGTTGAAGCAGGATTCTGTGAACCATCAGCATCGCGCACTGCGTAAACCATTCCAACAGTTGCAGCACCGCCGGATGCTGTACCCGCACAAGCGTAAGTAGCGGTGATGATGACATCAGTTGTGCCTACGTTTACATAGGTAGCAATATTCGCGTCAGTAATAGTGAATGTTGCGCGGCCAACAGACAAAGGTGTGGTGGTTGCACCACCAACAGTGCCTAATGTTGTTGAGCCCGCTTTGATGGTAATAGTATTGCCAGTAGTACCAGCATAAGCGGTAGTAATGTCCACAGTAATCAAAATAATGCGTGAACCAGCGGGCACTACAAATAAATTCGTTGCCGTAGTGTCTGCAACAGTTGTTACGCCAGACTGAGAAACATCAGTACAGCCCAAGTTGCGGATCGTGCCAGCAGTGGTGCCGGAAGTGTTTTTGACAGTGCCGAGCAGCCAAGGGCCGAGGTGTGTTGCGAATCCCATGATATTTCCTTCATGCAGTTAAAGGTGTATCAATCTTGCATGACGTCCGCCGGGACGGTTTGATACACCGGTAGGCCCGGATACCCCAATATACACCAAAAGAAAAAGGGGCACAAGGCCCCTTTTTCACTTTATCAGGTTGAACCTGAAGAACCCCACATACCGAGGGGATCAGACCAGCCGAACGAATAACGCTCGCGGGCTTTGTAGCGGACGTTACCAGTGTCGAAGTCACCGTCCATAGAGTTCGTCAAAGGCGAACGCTCAAAGTGCTTCAGACCGTTTGGCACATCAGTTGTCAAAAACCATGCGTTGGTGTCGGTCAGATAGTGGTTGATTGCATAACCTTCTGGGATCGAACCATTGTTCTTCAACGCGTTGATGTCGTTGTCGGTTGTACCAACACGCAGGCTGGTTTCCAACAAGCGGGTTGCAACGAATTGCAGTGCTGGAGGAATAATCAGTTTGCGAGGTTGGGCAGCGATCAACAGACCACGTTCATCAGTCCAAGCAGCAATCTGAATAACAGCGTTTTCCAACGAAGTTTCATTCAAGTCAACTGCAACGCTTGGACTGTTGTAGTTCACACCACCGTTAATGAGTGGGTGACCAACGCGAGTGCTGGAAGAGTTCACACCGAACAGCGACACACCGTCACCACCCAAGTAAGAGCCGCTGAAACCGTTGTTCAGAACGGAAGCACCCTTAACTTGCTTGGTGTAGGCC